CCACATAATGCAAGACCTAAGATGATTCCGGCCTTGCTTCGAGCCGTTACATACTTATGGAACTACATACTCTCAATTTAGAAGAGAGATACAATAGAATTGATTTCGATGTTATAGGAATATGACAAGAATTTATTTCTCGTGGCTTGCGGCCTATACCCGCAATGCACGTTAAAAAGAGACAAATAATAGTATAAACCCCCTTTTTTCAAGTAGGGCTCATTGAGTCTCTTTTGCTTTGACTTTTGTACAATAAGTAAAGTCGTCCCAGGTTTACCTGGTATCAGTAAAAGTGCGAAAACACCTCTCGAAAACCATTTGTTTATTCATTTGAGATTCTTTGAGACTTGATATGTTGTCACGATTTGACTTTAAACAATCGATTCCTTAGTATATAAGGACTGATCATTAGTACGATATGTTCAATGATTTAGTAAATTATACTATCCGTTACTGTACGGATTAATAAAAGTTCAGAATCAGTGGTTGTAATCCACTATAAATAATTTTACACTCTTTATGAATACTTTCAGTTTAGAAATGTATAATCATTAATAGTAAGAAGTTAGTAAGACACAGTGAAATGTCTCCGAAACCTCTCTACTCATACTTTAATGTGGGTTGTGTGTTTCCTTTAAAACACACTATTGACTACGATTCTGATGGATCTACCTTAAGAATTTAGAAGTAATCTGCGAGGGACATATAGTACTACCTAACGAATTTGGAGTACTGTCCGCCTAGCTAGGCTTTTAAACTAATTTGGTATGTGAAATCACTCATTACAACGCTAGTTGCGGTAATTGAGTAAAATGCATCCAGACGCTGACAATTGATAAGCGTCCAACTATAGGTCAATGATCATGGCATTTTACCCATGTTTGAACTACTTAGATCCCCCCGAGTTCGTGATCTCACACAAATCACACACCCTATGAAGCCGAGGAAGGTTAGTATTACCATTCCTCAACCCTATTTCGCCTTAACTGGCGAGTATAGGACAACCAAACAAGTTTATGATGCTCTTGAAGAGCGAGCCCGAATGTGTCGGGATTCGCACAAAATCAAGAGGCGGGTCAAGATGACCGGACCAACATGCATGCAAATGCAGGTCCACTACACACTGTTCTACCAGAACAAACCACTTTCACGTGCAGAAGTAGCATTGGAAGCTTATGGAGCACCACGTATGGTGCTTGAGCTCCGCTACTACAGCATGTTGGGAGGTTCTGATGTAGAACCACACCGACTGTACACACACATCATGGAGGCTGAACGATTAGTTCTCTCAGAAGTGCGCCCATGTGGCGCGACTTACAGTGTGCAAGCCGGAGAGGAAGACCCCGATGACCCAGGTGAATCAGACGGATTACACCACATGCGTTTCGGAACAGCCTACGTAGTCGACAGACTTACCAAGAGGGGCTGGGATCTCGATTATGTTAACAAACTGATCGAGGACGTTATCTTCCTCATCAAGATGCTGATTAAAGCGAAGGATGTTGATGATTACTACATGGCCATTGTGGTCTTTGTGAAATTCAACACACCTGACTGCAACTTGTTTTCGAGCAAGTGCTACAATCGCCTTTGCAAGTTTTTTGATGGCCTTTTCAATGGCTTTGACTTGCAATCAGCAGAGGACACTTTTGCCACTTGTCGTGATTTCTTAGGGAAATACGAGGAAGTGAAGAATGCACCTATCTTTAAGAAGGTGTACAAGTTCGCAATGTACGCTCTTAGCATGTCATTGTTCGAGAAGATCGGAGTTAACTTCGACCTGTTCAGTTACAGTAAGTTGGAAGCCGAAGCTATTAAGCGGAAATTCCACTCTGGACCTGATTTCGTGCATTGCATGATGGACACACTTTTGTTTGTGTGTGAGCGTGGATACCAGTGTCTTAAGACTGGATCCATGGACCCCATTTATCATTCGGGGTCTACATACGAGAAATGGTTTGATCAAGTGATTGAGATGAAGACTAGATTCCGTGTGTTACAGACTGGCACCAATCCTCATGAACGTTTCGAGATCCTTGCTGATCTTCGTGACCTGATTGAGAAGGGTGAAGCTATCAAAAAGCACGCTGTTCGCGTGGGTAAACAAGAAACGCGCATGATCACTGGCTTGGTCCACGACTTGTGTATGTTGCTCTCAGAGGAAACTACCAAGCGTGCTGCCCAACAAGAACGTAAATCACCATTTTCGGTGCTCCTTTATGGAGGTTCTAGTGTAGGTAAATCAACACTCACCAAGATGTTGTTTTACCAATACGGTAAGACCTTTGACCTGCCACTAGGTAGTGAATTCAAATTTACACGCAATGCCAATGCCAACTTTTGGGACGGATTTAATTCCTCTCAGTGGTGTGTGCAATTGGATGATATAGCATTTATGCATCCGTCCAAAGCCGCCAATGGTGATCCGACCATTATGGAGATGCTCCAAGTGGTCAACAATGTGCCATTCGTACCCGATCAAGCCAGTTTGGAAGATAAGGGGCGAACGCCCATGCGTGCTGAATTTGTCATTGCGACTACTAACTGTGAGACGCTCAATGCATTTCACTACTTTCAGACACCGCTTGCGGTGCAACGTCGCTTGCCATTTGTCATCGACGTAAAGCCCAAACCTGAGTACACCAAAGATGCGTGTATGCTTGATTCGTCAGCCGTTCAAATGGAAGATGGTCAGTGGCCAAATTATTGGACATTTGAGATCAAGCGTGTCGTGCCAGCGGGTACCGAACGTGAGCGCCAACAAGGACAGTTAGAAACTATCCACGTCTTTGATGATGTGAACAAGTTTTTGAG